CGTCTAGAGTGTTTCGTGCGGTGTCAACTTTTGATTGTACTATGGAAACTTTATTACCACTATCATCTAGACCATAATTAACAAATGAATCATCTAAGGTGCGAATAGATGGGTATGCTTTTCTTATTGCTTCAAAATCCATCATGCTCCAACCTCCATACACAAAATTGTAGAAAATCCATAAAGAGTGTTTCCTATATTTCTATTTACACCAACAGCACTATTAGTATTTTCTGGTCTTACTTGAATTTTATAAGTTAAAGCAGATGTACTACTTGGAGAATCTAATATTATTGATGAATAACTTTGTATTACTGATGTATCAGAACTTCTTATAGATTGAGCAGTTGCAGAAATTGTAGTGCTATCTCTTAGTACTTGATAAAAATTATGCTGTCCTGTTTGGTTAGCACCAAAGTTTACTGAAGATATAAATAATATTTTATTACTGGTACTTGCAGGTGTGATGCTTACGCTTAAATTTGGAATATCAACATAGGTTGAAGAGTTTGTTTCAAAGGTATTTGATTTTGTTGTTTCTTTTACTTGTAAAATTTTTCCGCCAGCAACAGCACCCCATTGTGGAGCAGCACTAGCACCTTGAGATAGTAAAGCTTGACCAACAGAACCATAATTTGCACCAGCTACACCTAATTGACCAGCAGCACCTACTTTGAATCTAGTATTTCCACCAGTGACTAAATCAAGTATATCTGCTCCAAAAGCGACACCAGTATTTGCATCTGTCCCTTTAATTGACGGATTACTTGCACTTCCATCAATCCCCGAAATACCAGTAGTGCCATTAATGTTTAAAGCCATAATTAAAGAATAACAAGAATTGCGCCGGCTGGCACAGTTACGGTAACACCTGAGTTTATTGTAGGGCTAACTGTGTGTGCGTGTTTATTTGAAGTTAAGGTGTAATCAGTAGTTACACTTTGGTCTGTTTCGACAAACACCTCATCGGTTCCACCGCCAGTAGCACCAGCACCTCCACCAATTTCGCCCCAGCCAGTATTTTTGTACCCTTCAAAAACATTAAGAGTACTGTTATAACGGAACATTCCAACTGCCGGACTACCATCCCTTTGTGCAGTAGTTCCTACAGGTAAATTTAATGAACTTGTGTAATTAAGGATTACTTTTCCAGTGAATGTTGCTCCTGCAACTGGAGCTAGACCTAAATTAGCTTGTGTAATATTTCCAATAGTTGTAAACGTACCCGTTCCAGAAGATACCCCAGTACATATCTTCAATAAATTAGTCGATGAATCTATATGAGGTTGGAATTGAGCTACATTTCCATCTCCTGATGGGTCTCCACTTGCAGAGTTTATTGTTCTTAAAGCTGAAAGAATATCATTTAGTCCTGCACGAACCGCAGCACCCGTTCCATTGGCTACATTAAAATTATTACCTGTTTCTTTGGTTGTACTATTGACTCTTGCCATTTCGGTAATATTTTATTTTATTTTATCATCCCTTACCAAATCCGACAGCCTGATAAGTAAAATTTCTATCAATCGAAGCATTTGATGAATTTTTAAAATGAACAGTAAATCCTGTGCCACTAATATTAGATAATTCAAAGAAATCGCCACTTGCCATATTTTGTGCAGTTATTCCGATTGAAGGTAAATTTGAATTTACTCCACCTATAGCAGAAGTTCCAGTGAAGAAAGAATTTGTAAATGTAATAGGTTTTGCTCCTGCTCCAGATGCAATAGTAGTTGTGCTTTGCTCTGTTCTTCTTTGGAACGAGGCTGTATAACCTAACTGAGATACTTTTATGTCTTGGTCAGGATCTTCACTTGTTAAATTAACTTTGAACTTAAATCCTCTACCTTTATAAGTTCCGTTAGCAAATGTTTGAAACGCTGTATATGTAGGCGATCCAGATGACGGATCAGCTTGGGTTACAGCAACTAACATTTCAGCATTTACCTTAGTAGCTGTAAGTCCATCAAAATCTACTCTTGCATCTATATCTGAAATAGCATCAAATAAATCTGAAGGAAAAAACGCCTCAGTAAGAAAATGACGTTTTAAATCAAGACTAAATACACTACCTAAATCCAAGAAAGATGTTCCTGGTGCACCACCAAATTCATAAGTACCTAATGGAGCGATACCTCCAATATCATCTAATGAAGTAACTGCGTCAAAATCTGTGATAGCATCAAACTGGCCTACACCAGCGAGGTTTAAGGAATTTGTTACAGCATCAAAAGCAACATTAGTTTTTGTTCCTTGAAACTTTGGAGTATCTAAATCTTCTCTTCGTGTTAAAGCTATTAAAGGTGCAAGATTATCAGGTAAATCTATTACGACACTTGCTTCTCCTGCACTAAACCTACCTCCATCATCTTGAAATTTTAAAATATACTCTCCTTCTAAATAAGGAACTTCCGCAGTTGTGGTATTTCCTGCAAGTGCTTCTATAAGATCAGTAGCGTTAGAAAAAGTTCCAGTTCCATCTGTTTTTGTAGAGTGCCTTACATAAACTCGACCACCATGAGTAACATCTAAATCCGTAGATAAGTTCCAACGTAATCTCACGAGTTTATCACTTATAGGTTCTGCGGTTAAGCCAGTTACATCTCCTGGAATCGCACTCTTTCCTACAGCAATATGTGTAAAAGTTGTTGGATTTGCTGATGATTCAAGATTTGCACCAACACTAACTAATTCAAAGTTATAAGTACCTTCTAAAGAATCTAATATTTGAAATTCGGGTGTCCTTGATTCTAGAGTTTGAAAATTACCATCATCTACCTGATACTTCAATTCATAATGAATAGCTCTTGGCACAGAATTAAAGTCTATATTTAATCTTGTTCTTGCTCTACTACCTTCTGTGAAAAATTCTTCTGTAACAACAGGAGCAGAAGGAGCAGGGACAGGCTCATTTAATATTGTTATATTGCGAACAGGCAGTGGAGATCCATCTTCTATAAATGCAAATTTTCCTGAGTTGTAAGCCGTTCCAACAATCGCATAGTTGTCTTTATCTTCAGTTACACTTACGACTCTCCATTGAGTAGTTTGTAAAGTTGTATTTTCAAGGATCCAAATACTATTTCTATTAGGAGCAGAAGAAAAAGCAGATGATACTGTAATTACAGCACCAGAAATACTGCTTACATCTTTCTTTTCTACACTGCCATCAGGCATAACAACACTTATTGTTGCGTTGTTCGTGGCATCTAAATCGGTGTCTGCTGTGTTATCAACAGTAATAGTTGTAGTTGTAGCAGAGCTAATACGACCACCTCTTCTCAATCCTGCTCTTACTGGATCGCTCACTTCAATTACTTGCCCTGGTCTGACAACTACACCTTCTCCTATTCCAGTAGTAAAACTGATTGTTTCTGTAGATTGCTGCTCTTCAAACAAGATAAATCTTCCTAATCTTCTTGCTTGGTTTCTAGAAGTACAACCAAAACCCGTTACTTTTTTATGAATAATTCCATATTTGTTTTTAGCAGCAGTATCTTCTACAGTTTCAAAATCTGGCTCTTGATTGTTCATATCAAAGTAAGACACCGATACAACAGTCGATCTTGTCTTTAAACTCGTTCCAGAATATATAAATCCTTCAGAAGTTACATTTGATAAGTTAAATAAATAACTAGGATCTGTAGGTCTATCTTGAGTAAGTGTTAAAGATCCTGCACCCCAAAATGTCATACTTCTCATCACAGAACTGAGAGCCATCACTGTCTTAAAAGCATCTGTTCTTTGATTTAAAACTACGTTGCAACTAAATCTAGGTTCTTGCCCTCCTTGACCGTCATCAACTAAGGCAGAGGAATAAACAGAAGCACTATAAAAAGAATATTTATCTAGTTGAGCTTCAGTAATATGTTCTCCTAGTCCATATCTACTATTTGTTATGAGATCAAACAAAATCCATGCAGGATCAGTTGTCCAATGTGTAGCTGTAGTGAGCGTTCCATTAAAAGTTCCACTATAAGTTAATCTTCCATTGGTTTGATCTACAGTTGCATTATGTGGAATCTTAACTTTTATTCCACGAATCCTGTATAAACGTCTTGGAATACTAGGAAACTGCTCTGCATCAAAACGCAAATAATTATAAGCTACATTTGGATATGGCCTTTGTTCATCTATTATCTTCGTAAAAGATGACCACCTAAATGTATCAGTTACTCTTTCGCTTGTGCTATCAGGAGTGTCTCTACCAACTGTTATTGAAATTGGGAAAACTGTATCTTCTCTTAAAGTAATTCTAAAATCCCTAGAATATGCACCTTTTGATTTACCCCTAACACTAAAGGCAGATGTTGGTACTGTAAGTAAGTTTAAAAATCCACCAGGACCAGTACCAGTAATTTGATTCTTATCAAAACGAGTTGTTCTTCCATTGTTTTCAGTAATTAATATAAATACATCGACTTGCCTTCCTAAATTTTTGCCATCTTTTTCATTGATTGAGACAAGAGCATCAAAACGTATTGTGACTCTAATTTCATCAATATTAGATTCAGTTACTGTTCGAGTAACAGATGCAGCATTAGTTACTGGAGCATTTACACTAACTTCTGTTTCTACATCACTGACAACGGGTATAGAAGTTTGATTTGCTGTTCCAAAACGAGTTTTAAATAGAACTCTTTGAAAGTTAAAATCAGCATCTGTTATATTACTTGAATTTGCTGATGATTTTACAATAGGTGTTTTGTCTAAAAATATATCTTTTAAAGATGCTTTATTGTAAGCATCAGTTCCTTGAGTAAGTCCTGCTGCTGAAGGAAAACCTTCAATTTCTCCTTCACTTAAAACTTCTACAATATTTACTGCTTGCCTACTTTGTACTGAAGGAGCAGTTAAAGTGACAGTACCACCGCCACCTCCAAACCATTTAAACGGGTTTAGTTGGATTTCTTTTGGCCCTGCTCCTATATCAATTCCAGGTATTTTAAACATTATGTTCCTCCGGCAAAGTCCTCTGTATCAATTCCTACTGATACTATTATAGATCCAGTAAAAACTTCGCCATAAACTACTGGAATTGCACTTCCAGCATTTATGGTATTTAAAATTCCATTAAAATTAAAACTATTTGGATCGTCAAAACTGTCGTTGCTTGGTGTAGGAGTTAGCATTTCTGCTGCTCCAGATAATGCAAAGTACAAACCTAAGTTTCCTAATGCAACAGTTAAAGCACTCGCTCCTGCTGATCCTGCAACAAAACCAGTTGTAGTTAATGCTGGTGCAGCACCAGGAAGAAAAATAGCTGCTCCTATAAGAACTGCTCCTAATAAAAATCTTCCAAGACCTTTTCTAGCACCAACAGCTACAGGTACTATTTTTATTTCTTGTTGACCAACAGGTACATCTAATTCTTTTTCATTTATTTCATAATCTCCGACTTTTACACAATAGTTTTGTTCTATCATATGCGATTGCAAGGCAGGAAAATTTGCTGTTAGAAATCTAATTGCATCTACTGTAGAATTTATTTCAGCTTCAAAAGTACGTTGTCCTAAGAATCGAGCTAATCTGCCGTAAACTTTTATTTTACTGAGCATAGCGATACCTCTTCTTTGTACATTCTATCCATTTTTGGTCATAAGTTTCTCTGGAACTAAGTCTTTTCACACAATGTTGAAGGATAGTCTGATCTCCTACATACAAAGCCACATGATCTAACTTGCCTGTATTAGTTGTGTCCATAAGTAAAACATCTCCAATTTCTGTCTCATCATTCTCATTTATCTCTACAAAACCTACTTTGGGTAAACCATATTCAAATAAAGGAGACTCAGAAAATTCTTTTGGGCTTTTAGGTCTTTTCCAATGCTTTATAACTATATCTTTCTTTTGTTTATACCAATCAGTGATTAAACTCCAGCAATCTTGAATATCCCATACCCATTCCCTACCAATTAAACTTTTTTCATAACCAGAAGGTTCAAAGTAATACCAATCTGATGTTTCTGGAGTGACAATATAAAAAGGTAAGTCTAAATATTCACAACTAGCAAGATCAGCTTGACTAGGTGTAGGAGGATGATTTGGATGACTATGAAATACAGCTACAATTTCGCCTTGATCTTCAGCATTTATCCAATCGTCAGGGTCTAAAATAAATTGTTCTCCTAACTCTTCAGCAAGATTTTTACAAGGAAAATATTTTTCTTTTCCTTTATAGACAGCTACTAAACCACAAGCCTCATGCGGTGCATCTTTTTTTGCGTGTTTTAAAGCAATATCTTTCCAAGTCATCCTCTAAACGCTCCAATACCAGGGAATAGTTCTTTAGTTGCAATTCTTCTTGGTAGTTTTACATTTACCAAATCTAAAGCGGATTGAGCTTCCCATGTAACCACATTTCTATTTTCAGTAACTTTTCTATCTAAAAAATAAATTTCCTGCGGAAACTCTGCTGTTGGATCAGGAGTGCCGTAAGGATTAGTCTGCGTAGTAGAGGAGGAAGTTGTTTGCTGTTGGATCGTATTTGGATTGTTCATTGTAATTGTATTACCCATATTATTTCCATGACTTGTGCAGTAATATCTCAAATCATTTGGAGCAGAGGGATAAGCTGGAGAGTAAGTTACGGTTGCATCTGTACCTAAAGTTCCTGCATTGACAGTAGTCTGCTGTCCACCAGCATCAGATTTTATTCGCAAAGGATGTCCAACATTTGAACTATGAGATTGATTGAAGATATAAGTTGATCCACGTTTCATTGTGATAACTGGTTTTTGAACTCCATTTATTGCAAAAACATTTGCACCATTAGAATCTTGAACTACTGTGACAGTATATGTGACAGTTTCCCCATCAGCAGGATCGGCTACAGTTTGAGTTGAGGTGCTGGTAACTGTTTCTGGAGCGAAGTTAACAGCATCTAAAAAACGTGCTAAGGTTCTTATTCTTGTAAATTTTGCACCATTAAGATCATTACCTACAGTTGTTGTATTTATATCCTGCATTATTGCTGTTATCGTTCCAAAAATATTACTTATCGCAATCTTTGGTCTTGGTAAAGTTCCTGTTGAACCAAATTCAAAGCCAGTACATTCAATAGGAAATCTTAAATAAGAATTACCAGCCCATACAACTTCTCCGTCTGCGTTCATATTTGCACCATTATGAAAACGATATATGGTGTTTGAACCATGTAAAGCTGTATTTAGTTCAATCGTGAAGAGTTCAATAATTGAACCAGGATTAATTTCTTGTAGTGCAGAAGTTGGAATTGCCATTAGGGTTCAAATACCTGTTCAAAAGTAGCTGTTATTCTGTTTCTATCAAATTCAAATATTTCTCTAGAGAAACTTTTACATATCCATTTGAATGTTGTAGTTGTGTCAGGTGGGGACCAACTAAATGATGTACCATTCTTAGCTTCATTTTCTAAAAATGTTTCTATTTCAGTAGCATCTTCATCATCAACATTAAAAGTAAGATTCCAAACTTTAGGATCTTGATTTAAACCAAAAGTAGTTCTTTGTTGGTAGCCATCGCCAAACTGTGTAATACGTTGAATTGGTTGACTACGTTTTGTAGCAGAATATTGTGGATTGTAGTCAGGAAAAGTAGCCATTATCTGTTAAGTAAACCTCCAGGTCTTTGTTGCTTAACAAGTTCTCCTTGAACAGCAGCAGCTATCAATGAACCAAGTTCCTGTCCTCCAGCATCATCGCCTTGAACATCTGAACCTGATGCGTCTACATTAACAACAACATTGTTAGTACCGCCACCTCCAAGTTTATTATTTGGCACAATCGTTCCAGAGGATCTTGGTACGAATAATTCTGGGCCTTTTTCTCCTACGATTGAAGGTTTGCCTACTGGTGGTCTACCTCCGTTAGCAAATAAACCAAGAGCACCTAATAATCCTCCTCCTGGCTTACCAGCCGACCCTAATATTGAACCAAATAATCCCTGATTAAGTGCAAGATCTAAGAATTTATCAGCAATATTATTTAACATATCACCTAAAGTTGATGTTCCTTTTATCAGTCCTTTAATGCCTTCTTTAATATCATTATTTATTGAATCACTTAGAGACTCAAAAGCAGCATTTATATTTATAGCATTTTGTTCAAATTCTTTCGCTTCTTTATTTTTTTCTATTAAAGCCCTTATATTTAATTCTCCTGTTTCTAATAACTTTAATTCTTCTGCATTTAAATTTTTTGTAATAGCTTCAATTTCTTTTTGTATAGTAGCTTCTTCTAATCCTAAAGTTTTAATTTGTTGAGCAAATTTTATTTCTTCTTGCATTTTATTTATCTTTTTCTGAGCACTAGCAACTCTTGCAGCATCAATGTCTAATAATTCTTTACCCGTTGCTCCTTCTGTTCCTGAGCCTCCAACAAATGGTGAATCAGGATTTACTTGTTTTACCAAACTAAATTTTCTTATAGCCTGTTTGCTTGCCTCAGTTACATTTAAGCCTTCAACATTTGTTCCGATAGGTGCTCTTAAAATTCTGTCAAGCTGAGATTGGTTAAATGTTTCTAAAACACCTCTAAAATCTTTTATAAATTGATCTTCTTTTGGCCCAAGATTTACAGTTCCTTTCCCTTCTCCAAGAGATACCTTATTACCTTGTTCTATTAGTGCATTAATAAATTTAAGAACATTTTTAAGTGGCCCGGCTAATGCTATTTGAAGAGTAAGACTTATTTTTGTCAGTTCTGTATTCAATTCTTCAGAAACTTTTGCTGCTTCTCTTAAATCTTGTGCTCCATCTTCTCCTAATACTTTAATTAGTTCTTCAGATAATAAAGATGCTAATTTTTCTCTTTCTCCTAAAGTTTGTAAAATTTGTGCTCTAGTTGCTGCTTCTTTACTACTAAATAAAGATTTCTCTTTTAAAAGACTAAAAGTACCATCAAGTGTACTTAAAGCCTTACCTAGCTCAGTTATTCCACCCACGATATTTGATATTGTCTGAACTGCTGCTGTGGCTGCGATACCTCCTGCAAAGCCACCCATACCACCAAACATTCCACCAACACCACCACCAAGACCACCAGCTATTGAAGCAACTGGCCCTTGACCAAATAACAGAGGAAAAGCACCACTAATCGCTGCACTTTGAAAATCAAATCCTCGTTTAATTCCAATGCTTTGAGCAAATGATGGTCTAGGTTGTGGGCCAAATACTCCTGGGCCAGATCCTGCAAAATTTCCTTGTCTTATAGCAGTCATCCTTGCACTTTCTTTAGCTTGTTTAGCTATTTCTGCTGTAGTTAATTTTTGTGTTACTAATTCTTTTTCAGCAATTGCTAATTCTCTATTTGCAGCAGTGAATTTACCAACTGCTGCTTTGTTTTCTGCTCTTGTTAAACGAGCTTTTATTGTTTGTATTTTTTTGTCTTTATTATTTAAGTTAACTAATTGATTTCTTATTCTTAATGATTTAGTTTGTAATCTGTTTATTTGTGTTTCTAATTTTTGTTGATCACTTAATTGATCTTTTCTTCCTACAGGCCCAACAGCTTTGTTTATTTTATTTACATTGGTATTAATAGCATTTAACTTATTTAATAATTCATTAACAGCCTTAAGACCTTTTACATCTATTTCTATACTTGCCTTCGTTCTTGGGGCCACAACAAAACAATAAAAGGTTACTTTATTCTAGCTTATCTCCTTCGTTTTGCTTTTTCAAATTCTTTTTCCTGTTGTTCATTAACTACTTGAAAATATGAACTCCAACCTATAAGTTCATCTAAAGTCATATCTCTTACTTCTTTTAAACTTTTCCCTAATTCTTTGGCTACACCAAATTGAAGCATCATAAAATTATCTTTCTTCAACTCAGCAACTAATCTTTTGGGTCAATTATCTCCTCTTCTTCTGTAATTACTGCAAGCATTAATTTTTGCAAGTCGCTGTCCTTAACTTCATTTTTTAATACATCAATTTCTCCTACATTGAAAAGTCTTCTACCAGTTTCGTCTAATGCTTTTGCAAGTAATAACTGTAATGCAAAACTATTGTTATCGTCTTTAGATAACCTTTGTGCTCTATCACGTTCTGCCATAGTTAATGGTGTTACATACATTTCAAAGATAGAACCATCAGATAATTCAACTTCTTTCTTTTTTGGTTCAAGATTTGCAGCTTTTCTAAGCCTATCTAGTGCTGATAAATTACTTACCATAAAAATAAAATAGTATACTATTATTCTAATGCAAAGCATAAAAAAAACCCCAGATAAACTGAGGTTCGTTAAGTTATGCTAATTTAAGCTGTTTTAGATAGGTCGAATGTAGGAGCAGCACTTGGTCTAAAAGCTATCTCTACAACTTGTCCGTCATCTGGGTTTACGTTAAAACTTGCAGAAGTAAGAATAATATCTGCCAAAATTGATCTACTTGCGTTTTGATCTACATTAGCACCACTCATCTGACGATCAATATACAATCTTACCTTTGCACCAGCTTGCTGACGTTGAATAACATCTTCAACCATTCTACTGGATAGAAGTGTGTCATCATCTGTTGAATAAACACTAGCAGAACCACTACCATCAGCAAAACCTGAAATAAAGGTTCTAAATGGTGCTGTTTGAGTAACAGTTTGACCAATACTTGTTACATCAATTTCTGCCCTGGTTATCTCAAAACTCCACTCTCTTACAGATCCAACAACTAATGGTGCTGTAAATGTAATGCTTGCAAATGTTCCAGCCACAAAAGTAGGAGATGCTGAAGCTGTTACTGCTGCTCCTCCTGCTGTTGAAGAAACTGTCATAACACCAGTTGAAGCATCATAAGTTTTTACAAAATAATCTGCTGCTGGAATACAGTTGGTTACTGTAGATCCTGCTGGATATGCAAGTGTTACTGTGTCATTTACTCTAAAACCCAACTGAGATCCAACAGTAATGTTTCCTCCTGATGAAGGGAAAGCTGATGCTGTAAGAGTTGTTACGCTTGTACCAGCAGGAGAATAATATAACGCTCCCGAAGTACCCGATAGAAC